CGTGGAGGAAGATGGACAGCCAGACAAGGAACCCCGGCCAGCGCAGCAACCGTCTAAGCCCACACAGCAGCCAAACGCCGGCCCGGAGGACGCAGAGTATCACGAGCGCATCAAAGATGCCCTGCGAGCCATTTACGGCGATGACAAGGCGGCGGCACTGGCAAAGGTGGAAGAACTCACCACGTGGGAAAAAGACGGAAAAACCATCAAGGGTAACGCTGATTACAGGAAGAAGACCGGCAAGGGCGCGCAGATACTTTGTCATCAACTGGAAAAGCTGGCAGGAGTGACCAAGTAACGGCGGGCGATGGTCCGCAGGAGGGGTGATGGACGTACCAGAGATAACAGAAGAAACCGTGGCAAAGTGGCGCGAGCGGTGCCGCACTGAGTCGCTGACACCGGAGGATGTGGCGGCGTATCGCGTCAACTACGATGTCGCAGGGTGGGCGCGGTCGGAATACCGCAACAGCATACCTTTCGGCGCGGTGCTGGCTATTGAGCGGCTGTGCTGCGAGATGGAGCGGCTGACGGAGATCGCGGATCAACTAACCTGTCAGAAGAACGCCTGTCAACAGGTCATAGCTGAACGGGACGCCGAGATAGAGCGGCTCAAATCCGGCGCTCAAGGGTATCCACACGTTGGCGCAGTTCGACCTCGCCAATGGGTACCGGCTATTGCTGCACCCGAAGGACGTGGCGAAGCTGTGCGAGAATGCGCTGAAGGAGGAGAAGTGACCGCCAACACATGCCCCCATGAACAAGCAGAACAGCAGACCCTTGCAGCGTGGTTAGACTGGCACGGCATCCGATGGTGTCACATACCGAACGAAGGGAAAAAGACAGTAGCCTACCACGCGAAAATGAAGCGGCAAGGGCTCAAATCTGGCGTTCCTGACGTTCTTATCTTCGACCCGCCGCCAATGTATCCCGCCGACTTTGTAGGCGCTGTAATCGAGCTTAAGCGCGTCAAGGGTGGCACCGTGTCGCCGGAGCAACGGTACTGGCTGGCAGAACTGGAATTGCGGCGATGGAAATGCACCGTTGCCAAGGGTGCGGGCGCAGCTATCGAGTGGTTGGAATCGTTGGGATACGGAAAGAAATAGCTACCAGGGGCCAACACCTCTCGCCGTCATTGCGGCCCCTGCTACCGTCTCCCCTTTGGGATTGGCCCTCTGGGGAGACATTTTAAACACCTTGGAGGTGTGTGTGACATACGAAGAGTTTTTGCAATCGAAGTTGATAACGTCTGCACCGTCTGGATTCGACATCGCCCGGGACAGTCTCCCCGCGAATATGTACGAGTACCAGAAGGATCTGGTGCAGTGGGGGTGTAAGAGAGGCAAGGCTGCATTCTTTACCATGACTGGGACAGGTAAGACCGTTATGGAAGGTGCGTGGGGGCAGATGGTATGCAACCATACCGGCGGCACAGTCTTATGGTTGGCGCCGTTGGCAGTATCAAAGCAAACCGTCAGAGAGTGCGCCAAGTTCGGCATAACAGTTCACCTTTGCCGCACTCAATCCGATGTTATCCCCGGTGCACTCAATATCACCAACTACCAGATGTTGCACCATTTTGACCCGGCTGCGTTTATCGGGATCATTCTTGACGAATCCAGCCTTATCAAAGCGGCAGACGGCAAAACTCGCATTCAGATTATTGAGTTTGCCAGTTCAATTGCATACCGACTTGCCGGGACAGCCACACCATCACCTAACGATTACATGGAACTTGGCAATCATGCCGAGTTTCTAGGCATCATGAGCTATACCGAAATGCTCGCCACGTTCTTTGTTCATGACGGTGGCGAAACAAGCAAGTGGAGGCTCAAGGGACACGCGGAGGAGAGCTTTTGGGAGTGGCTGGCAACGTGGGGTGTTTTCCTCACAAAGCCGTCTGACCTTGGATACTCAGATGAAGGGTTCGACCTTCCACTGCTCAACACGTTTCAGCATGTGGTGGAGTCGGCACCGACAGAGGGAAGTCTCTTTGTGGTCGAAGCGGCGAGTCTCACGGAACGCCGCGCAGCAAGGAAGGAGTCGCTTGAAAGAAGGGTGGCTAAATGCGCCGAAATCGTCGCGCAGAGCCGCAAGCCCTTTCTGGTATGGTGCGGGCTCAATGCGGAATCTGAAGCACTCAAAGCGGCCATTCCCGGCGCGGTGGAAGTGACCGGCAGTGACAGCGACGAACACAAGGAAAAATCCATGATGGATTTCGCCGCGGGCAAGATCGACGTGATGATTTCTAAGAGTTCGATCTGCGGTTTCGGCATGAATTGGCAAGTCTGCGCTGATACTGCTTTCGTCGGCATGTCCGATTCTTTTGAGGCGCTTTTCCAGTCAACGAAGCGTTTCCACCGACACGGGCAGACCAAGGAAGTCAACCGTCACCTCATTATCAGCGAGGCGGAAGGGTCCGTATTGAACAACGTCAAGCGCAAAGAGAAAGAGTTTGAAACCATGATCGCTCACATGGTTGAGCATACCAAGAAAATGAGCATCGCCAATATTCGCAGTCTCACGAATCAGAAGGATTCTTATAGAGCAGAGGATGCGATAGTCATCCCGGCATGGCTCAAAGAGGGAGGGTATTAACTTGGTGAAGGACCAGATCGTCAATGATAAGTTTGCAGTTTACAACGCTGATTGCGTCGAGGTGGCGAGAGGTATCCCGACCGATTCAATCCACTATTCCATCAGCTCCATCCCGTTCGCTTCGCTGTACACGTATTCCAACTCCGAGCGCGACATGGGGAACTGCCGCACGTACTCCGAGTTTGGCGACCACTTCGCTTTCATGGTCAAGGAGTGGCTGCGCGTCATGATGCCGGGGCGTCTGGTGTCGATCCACTGCATGAACCTCCCGACCAGCAAGCAGCACCACGGCCATATCGGGCTGCAAGACTTTCGCGGCGACATCATCCGGTGGTTTCAGTCTGAGGGGTTTATCTACCACTCCGAAGTCTGCATCTGGAAGGATCCTGTTGTGGCAATGCAGCGCACGAAAGCACTTGGGCTTCTTCATAAGCAGATCAAGAAGAACAGCGCCATGAGCCGCCAAGGGATACCTGATTACCTTGTCACATTCCGCAAGCCTGGCGACAATCCCGAACCGGTGACGCATACCAATGAATCGTTTCCGGTCCTCATGTGGCAGCGTTACGCTGACCCGGTATGGGTAACAACAAATCAGCTTGAAGATGATGGTTTTTTCAAGCTCACCCAGGATATTAACCCGAGCGACACTCTGCAAAAGCAGTCAGCAAGGGACCACAAAGATGAGCGCCACATTTGCCCGCTCCAGCTCCGTGTGATCGAAAGGGGCATCAACCTGTGGAGTAACCCGGGCGACGTGGTTTATGACCCTTTTGGCGGCATCGGCAGCACCGGATACGTGGCACTCAAGAGCCAACGCCGCACAGTCATGTCCGAGCTGAAAGAGAGCTATTACCGGCAACTCGTACTCAACTGCCAGTCTGCTGTCGATCACCGCGACAGTATGCTGCTTTTCTAGGGGGGGCCACTAATGGGTAAAGAATCCCGCGCAAAACTAGCAGCTCCCGAGACCATGCTCCCCCGCGCAGACGTGCCGGTTATCGCGATGCTGGCGCTGATGGACGCGCTACTGGTTGACATGGAGAGGACGGCGCATACAGTCACCGAAAGCAGCAGGTTGCGAGAACATCGCGCACGGCTGAGAGCGTCGATGCGGAAGGACGTGGAGAGGTACAACGGAACGTTCGCCGGCAGAGTTACGGATGAGCTCATCCAGAAATGCGACCGCTACCTCTGCCGCGTTCAGGATGCCATGGATACCTTTTTTGAAAACATCACACCGGAAGACTTGGCAGAAATGGAGCGCGTCAAAGCGAACTGGCCGCAGCACAAAGACAATTAACCATCCTCTGCCCTGTGCGGTCTGGGGATATTTGGGGAGGGGAAGATGGATTGTCCTAACGGTCACGGTGAAATGGAATGGGCGCGGCAGTACATAGAAGCAGGCAGATACGGCGTGATGGTAGAGGTCTGGATTTGTCAAGAGTGCCAGTATTCACACGCGCAGGTTGCCTAACCCGCCCCCTGTGGCGGCTACGTGAGGGAGGGGAAGATGGGAGTGAGGGACGCGGGATATATCAGCAGGATGCTCATAGAGGCATCCAACCACCATAGCGGGCTCACGGCGGAGCTAATGGAGGGTGCAGCATCAGAGATAGACTTGTTGGTGGATGAAAAGGCCGATTTGCAAGCCGAGATCTCCCGCCTCACCCTCTCCGCAGCCGAATCGCAGCGGGAGGAATGGAGGGACGGGGCGGCTGACTTTGCTTGCCACCTCATCAACAACTGTGAATTGGAGACGATCACTGAAGAGTTTATCCGTCAAGCGCTGATGGACTTCGCAAAAGCGGCAGAGGCGGTGCACCATGAGTAAACCGGGGTTCCTCCTCAAATTCATAGCCGAGTGCGTAGCTTTTGCCGTCACTGGCTCCGCTTGCAACACTCCCAAGAAGAAGAAAAAGAAGGAGGGGAAGAAGTGAGCGCACCCTGTCCCAAATGCCAAGGCAGCGGCAAAGACCTGACGAAAATGGCCATCCGCGCCAAAGTTCCTAACACCCTCCCCGGCCTGCCGCGCTACAAGCTGGTATCGCCGTTGTGCGACCTCTGCGGCGGGAGTGGGGAGCGGGAGGAAATTGGCCTGACCAGCAGCCAAGCGTAGGAGACTGACATGATATGTGAAGACTGTCGTTATAAGTGGGATAAATCGCAAGCTATGGGATGGTGTCACTGGTCGTTTACAAGGCCGAAAAAAAGACACTGTGTCAATTTTGTGTCGTGCGATTGACCGCACTTGTGCAGTGTGCAGGAGACTGACATGAAATGCATTGATTGTGGAGCGGAGACAGGTAGCAACAGGCGCAAAAGGTGCGACCCCTGCCGCGATATAAGGGAAACCGAAAAGATCAAAGAGACCAACCGGCGGCACTCGATCAAGAAAACCGCCGAGCGCCAAGCGAACCCGCGTAAGTGCATCGTCTGCGGCGAGCCTACGGAGCATTCCCGCGTAAAGTACTGCGCACCGTGTCGCATTGCAGCAGCGCAGGCGCGGGAGGAGAGCAGGACCAAGCGCGTCGCCGTGGCACGCATCGGCACAGAGGAGCGCAGGAAGCGGCAGAGGGAGGCAGAGGATGAAATCCTCATCAAGCCTGCAAAGCCCTGGAAGCGGAAGCCGAAGCCCGCGCCGATCATGACCAATGAAGAGCAGAAGAGGCACGACGAAGAACTGGAAAAGCGGCTGTCGGAGGAGTGCGGATATAATCGCAGCGATCCGCGCTCACTGTCAAAGGAAGAGATTGCGGCGCTGTTGCCCACTCTCATCCGTGAACCGCAACAGCAAAGCTATGTCGGCTACTGTGACAGGATGATGACAGAAGGGTGGAGTTGATAATACTAACCCGCGCTAATACCATTTCCATTCACGTTACATTGTGCTTGCGGCGGTCTAGTAGTATTATGGTGGCAAATATTGAGCGGTTGACGAGCCTGTGGGGGGCGCGTAGACTATAAGCTTCGGTGTAGGGCGGATTGCGCCCGAACCCCTAACCCTCCCCGGTGCGCCCCACACGCCCGGTGGAGGGTTTTGTATTTTCAGTGATATGCAGGAGGTAGTGAAGTGGCGCGGCCTCAAAAAGCTACAGTGGATTATTTCCCTCATCAAGCAGAACACGGCGCAACTCTGTTTATCCTCCAAGACAAATGGGGGAATGACGGATTTGCAGCATGGTTCAAGATACTAGAGAGGCTTGCTGCATCAGATGGTCATTACATCGACTGCCGCAACCAAGGGGTGTGGCTGCACCTTGTAGCCTATACGAGAGTGGACACTCACACGCTAACTGAGATGCTCGACCTGCTCGCCGGACTGGGAAAGATTGACTCTGAATTATGGAAAGAGCGTGTCATTTTCTGTCAGCGTTTTGTCGATGGGATCACAGATGCATACCGTCGCCGCATTAATGCATTACCCTCCCGCGACAAGGTTATTGCCGTCACAAAGGTGGTTATTGCCGTCAATATGCCGTCAGAAACTCCCACGAACGAGCAAACTGACGGCAGAAGTACAGAAAGGGAAAGGGAAAGGGAAAGGGAAAGGGAAAGAAAAGAAGAAGAAACCTTTTCTGCATCCTTCGATGCAGAGCAACCCGCCGAGCATGAATTTTACCTTACAGCCAAGAAGCGGAAACTGACCGGGGAGAGGCTGTCAACCTTTAACGAGTTCATGGACGCTTTCGGGGACAGGAGAGGCAAAGCACAGGCGGCGGATTCATGGCACGACCTCAAGCCATTCACCCGCTCGCTGTTCGCTGAAATCATGGCCGGGGCGAAACGGTACAACGAAAGCCGCGACAAGATGAAACAGGAGAACCGGACACCGAAGATGGCGCAGGGGTGGCTGACTGGTAGGAGATGGGAAGACGAAGCCCTGGGTGATAGCGCCAAAAACGTTTTCTCCCCCGTAACGCAACAAGAAGCCGAACGACTCAGAAAGGCGATGGCAAAATATGACGACTGACAGGCAGGTACCACCACAGGCGATAGAGTCGGAAATGTCAATCCTCGGCGCGATATTCGTTGAGAACGAGGCGATTGATACCGTAGCGGCGATAATAAAGGCTGATGACCTTTACCGCATCTCGCACCGTCACATCTACGCCGCCATGTGTGCGCTGCACGACAGCAACCAGCCTATCGACACTGTGACGCTCTCTGCAAAGCTCAAAGGGGCGGGAGTGCTTGAAGAGGTCGGCGGCGCTGCCTATCTCGCCGTGCTGGTCGATTTCGTACCGATGGCGGCAAATGTGGCCTACTACTGCAAAGAAGTCGCGCAGAAGGCAACAGAGCGCCGGATACTGGCCGGGGCAAGCGAGGCGGCACGGATCATCTACGCCGGCGGCGAACTGTCGGAAGCGGTGACGGTGATTGAGACTGCGATTCAGCCGGTCGTGGGGGTGCAGGCAACGGAGCCGGTGAGCATGGCCGCGTCACTGAGGGAAGCGGTTGTCAGGATCGAAAAGCGCCATGAGTCAAGGGGCGAGATCCAAGGCATCCCTTACGGCATCGCTGAGCTTGACGCCGCAACATCGGGGATGCATCCAGGAGAGCTGATCGTCATCGCAGGCCGTCCGTCAATGGGAAAGACCGCGCTTGCGCTGAACGTGCTTGGCAATGTCGGAGCAACAGGCCGCGCCGGTATGTTGTTCTCGCTGGAAATGAGCAGGGGCGACAACGTGGACCGCATGGCGTCATCGAGGGGCATCAAGTACCAGAACATCCGCAGCGGGCAGCTTTCAGAGCTTGAGTGGATGAAGCTGTCGAAGTGTTTCGGGGAAATGAACGACTGGCGGCTGATGATTGATGACACTCCCGCTATCTCCCTGCGCGAAATCAGAGCCAAGGCGAGACGGCAGAAGCGCGACGGGCTTGACCTGATCGTCATCGACTATCTGCAGCTCATGTCTGTGACAGATCCGCGAGCTAGCCGTGTACAGGGCATCGGGGAAATCAGCCGCGGGCTGAAGCATCTGGCGCGGGAGCTGGGAGTACCGGTTATCGCTCTCTCGCAGCTCAGTCGTGAGGTTGACAAGCGGATGGACAAGCGGCCGGTCATGAGCGACCTTCGCGACTCAGGCGAGATAGAGCAGGACGCGGATGTCATCATCTTCCCTTACAGGCCCGCCGTCTACTGCGACAAGTGCCGCGACAGGGTAGAGTCAAGCGACCACAGTTACAAAGAGCATCAGGCTAAAGCGGAGATAATCATTGAGAAGCAGCGGGCGGGAGAACGCAACTTGAGCGTTCCTGCCTGCTGGATTGGTCAGTATCAGCGGTTTGACAGCGTTTAAGGGGGAACTATGAAATCAGGCACGCGGGTGAAGATGGTCAAGACGATGGCACCGGTTGAGGTGCCGAACGGCACAGAAGGAGTGGTGACGAGTGCTAGCGAACGCATGGTTGTGGTTCAGTGGAGCAACGGGTATGTGCTCCCGATGTTCCTTGAAGAGGTAATCGAAACAGCAAACGAGCTTTTCTGAGCCGATACCCCGTCAAATTTGGGCGAACGGGGGCGAGTGTAGGTAACGAGTCGCGTAGGGGGAAAGGGGCGGCTTAAAACGCAAATTTGGAGGTTTTATGTTATCAGTGGGGCAGAAGTTGTGGTTTGTGCCAAGAAGGGGAGAGGCGCAAGAGGTTGAAGTGATTAAGGTGGACCGGAAGTGGGCGTATATTTCGGGCAGTCGTCCAGATCTGCGGGTTGATGTTGAAACGCTTTCTGCTGATGGTCGTGGCTACTCTTCCCCCGGCCAATGCCACATGGACCGCGAGGCTTACGAATTGGATGTGACGCGGAGAAAGGAGTGGTCAGAATGGTATGGCGACTTGGGGCCACATCCCCGCCGCCGCACCTGACGCTTGAGGACATCAGGGAAATCCGCGCTAAGCTGCGGCTGTAGGCAAATTTGGACGAAATAGGGAAAAAAGGGGGGGGGTTATGACGGTGAATGAGTGTTTGGTGAGTTGCACAGAAGAGTTGATGAAGTTGATGAAGGCGGAACGTGTTGAGGTATACAATCGGAGTATGGATGCGATGGTCGAAGCACTCGAAACCATCTCGGGACTTGTCAGGGATGCCACGAAACACAGTAGTTGCCAAGACTGCACAGTGGAAAGAAAAATGGAAAGTGTGCATGAGTACATCGCGAGGGTTATCAAATTGGTGGAACAAGGGCAAAGGGGGGAATCATGAACAAGAAAGAGCAGGCGTATGTGGAGGAGCTTGAGACGCGGCTGGCGTTGCGGTTTACGGGAGAGGGGACGATAGTGCCGGATGTGCCGCCGCCAACAGTGTATGAGATGGGCGACGTGCTGACCAAGGGTTTCGTGTTCAACTTATACGGCAGTCGGGTAAGTGTGGCGTGTTCATCGTCAGTCAGCCACGCGGTAGGCCGAAACGACAAGACCGCCCGCAAACAGTCAATAGCCCTCTACAGCACCCGCAAACTCGCACTCCAGGCCATGCGGCGGGAAATGGAGATGAACTTTGCGCGGGAGCTGCGGGCGGTGGATAGGATGATCGCGGCAGAGGATAAGGGGGAGGAATCATGAGCGAATTGGAGCGGTACAAGGAAGCGGTGGAGTATCTGACGCGGGAAATGATCAGGATGCACAAAATCAGTGGCGCTAGGGTGAGGGACGACGTTGAGAAGATCCTCAACCCGCAGCCCGTCTACGAAGAGGTGACGGTGGAGCGGTGGGAGTGTCCGAAGTGCGGGGCCGTCCATAAACCAGAAGACCACCGCGACTACTGCTGCAATATCCCGAGATCGGACGGTATTTCTCTCACCGGCACCCGCCGCGTGCAAGTGGCGCAGAAGGTGGAGCGGAGCGTTAGCGTGGAGGCGCACATCAACGGGTTCGGAAATGTCTTTAGCCTTAACGGGGACAGCCTCTTTTCTGAACATCCCGAGGTCCATCGCAAAACCGGCACTCTCACATTCATGGTTAAGGAGTAAAGGGAAAGGCCCCTTGAGTGGGGCCAGTTTCATAATAAGGTTGACATTTCCTCAATGATGTTGTACGGCTACACGCAAACAGAGGGCGCACACATGAATGTTAACGATAGGACCGTCAACGCGATACAGGGGAAGACGTGGAGCTACCAGCAGCAGGAGCGCGAATCGCTCACCTACACCGTGAACTGGTCCGCCGTATTGGGCGCTGACACCATCGAAACCAGCGAGTGGACGGTACAGGGGCAGGCGATGTCAACAGGGGCTTACACGGACTCTCACGCGGCTGTAACGGTCAACGCGAGCCAGGGGAGGTATAAACTGGCGAACGTGATCACCACAGCGAACGGAGAGACACATGAGCGCGTGATAAAGCTGCAGGTGCTGCCGGCTGATGTGGAGATAGCGGGGGATTACGAATAATGCCAGCGGGAAGGCCGTCAATACCGTTCAACCAAGATATCGCTGACACGCTCTGTGAAGAGCTGAGTACGTCCAACAAAGCGACATCGACCATCCTGGTTGAAATCGGCAAGACGGGCGACACTGTAGGCGTCACGACCATCTATAAGTGGCTGAGAGACAATGAGCAATTCGCGAAGGATTACGCGAGAGCTAAAGAGGAGCAGGCCGATTTTCTCGCGGAGGAGATGCTTGAGATAGCGGATGATGATTCGCTCGATGTCGGATTCACTGATGAGGGCAAGCCGTTTGTCAAGGGCGAGAACATTCAGCGGGCAAGGCTAAGGATCGACACGCGGAAGTGGATAGCATCGAAACTTAAGCCGAAGAAGTACGGCGACAGGATCAGCCAAGAGATTACCGGCAAAGACGGCGGACCGGTCGAAACCGTCGCAGAGGTCACAATTCGGCCACAGGTTACGAGAGAGGAATGGTTAAAACTTCATGGTCTGGATACCGCAATGGGGGCCACAACTAGCGGCGAGTGAGGCCGATTGGTGCGATGAGCTGTTCTACGGCGGGGAGCGCGGCGGTGGAAAGTCTGACTTTCAGCTTGGATACCAAGAGGATGGCGCATTACGCTACGGGAAGCACTCCAATGGCATCATGTTCCGCAAGACTTATCCAGAGATGGAGGAGTTGCAGAGCCGGGCAGCTGAGATATTCACCGCTTCCGGCGCGATCTTCCGAGTACAGCCGAGCGCAAACTATCCTTTCTCCAACTGCTGGTATTGGCCGAACGGTGCAACGGTCAAGATGCGGTACATCGAGAACGAGAAGGATTATGGGCGATATCACGGTCATCAGTACACGCGGATATCGTTTGATGAGGTAACGGAGTATTCAACGCCTTCCGGTCTCCTCAAGATGCTATCGACACTCCGAAGCGCAAACGGAGTGCCTTGCTCGGTCAGATGCACAGGGAACCCAGGCGGTGTCGGTCATGTGTGGGTAAAAGCGAGATATGTTGACCCAGCGCCACCTTTCACGCCTTACACGGACCCCGAAACCGGATTCACCCGCATGTTTGTACCTTCGCGGCTCTCTGACAATCAGATCCTCGTCAAGAATGACCCGAACTATCGGAGCAGGATCTTAGCGGCGACGGACGGCAATGAGGCGCTGCGGAAAGCATGGACGGAGGGCGCTTGGGATATCGTGGCCGGTGCGTTCTTTTCCTCATGGTCGAGCCAACTGCATGTGGTCAAACCGGTGGAGTTGCCGGGAGATTGGACGCGGTTCTGCTCAATGGATTGGGGATCATCGCACCCCTTCAGCGTCGGATGGTGGGCCGTTTCTGATGGCTCGCTTCCGCAATTCCCCGCAGGAGCGATAATCCGGTACCGCGAATGGTACGGCATGAGCAGGCCGAACGTGGGCCTTAAAATGAGTGCTCCGGCTGTCGCAGCAGGGATAATTGAGCGGGAGAATGAGCCGATGGCGTACCGCGTTGCCGACCCCGCCATATTCGCAGAGAACGGCGGGCCGAGTATTGCGCAATCAATGTTGCCAACGGTCTGGAAGCCGGGAGATAACAAGCGCCAACCTGGATGGACCCAGCTCAATGACCGGCTGATCGGCATCGACGGCAGGCCGATGATTTACTTCTTCAGCACATGCACCGACACCATCCGCACGGTACCGGCGATGCAGCATGATAAGCACAAGATAGAGGACATTGACACCGATGGAGAGGATCATATAGCGGACGAAATCAGATATGCCTGCATGTCTCGACCGTGGATCAGACCGAAACCGGAGCCTGTCGTGATACCAGACCCATGGGACAAGCGTTTTGACGGCGACGGTGATGAGGATGATTGGAAGGTGAATTGAGGGGGGATTTTATGAGACGCACAGATGATGGCGACAAACGGGAGCACGCGCGCAGTGAATGTGGCGAATGTGGCAAAGAAACCACATTGCTCGTCCAGATAGGGGAAGAATATGGGTATGAGACAGAGACAGCTTTTGTCTGTAAGGAATGTATAGAAAAGGCACTGCGACTGTTTGACGACAAGTAGCACCCGCACCCTTTGTGCGATAACACGCACCAGGAGACAACATGACAGACCCGAGCAAGACCCCGCCCGACTTGCATTCAACGCTTGTCCAGTGGTTCGAGGACAGCGAAGACTCCACGCAGGACGCCCGCAAGCTGGCAGAGAGGGACGCTGATTACTACGACGGCAAGCAACTCACGCCGGAAGAGTACCGCACCCTTAAAGCCCGCAGACAGCCCCCCGTTGTCAATAACCGCATCAAGCCCAAGATCGACTTCATGCTTGGCGCCGAGCTGAAAACCCGCACAGACCCCAAAGCCTTCCCCCGAAATCCCAACGTAGACGAGGACGCTGCGAACGCCGCAACGGACGCGCTGAGGTACATCTGCGATGCGACCAAGTTTGAGCGTGTCCGGTCCCTCTGCTACGAGGATGGGCTCAAATACGGCAGCTACGGCGGTCAGATCGTCGTTACTCCCAAGGGGAACGACTTCAAGATTGATTTCGTTCATGTGCCTTGGGACCGGATCTTCTACGACTACCACTCCCGCGCCAAGGATTTCAGCGATGCCAAGTACAAGGGCGTTGTGATCTGGCAGGACCGGGAAGACGCGCTTGAAATGTTCCCTGGCAAAGACGGCATCCTAGCCAATACCATGGCAAGCGTCACAGCCGGTCAGACCTACGATGACAAGCCGCAGAACCGTTGGGCCGACAAGGGGCGCGACAGGGTGCGCGTCGTCTACATGGAGTACAAGAAGGGCGGCGAGTGGTATTTCTGCTATCTCACCAAGGGCGGATTTCTGCGCGAACCGGCGAAGATGCCCTTTGTCAACGATGACGGCGAATCGGTACCGTCGCTTGAGTTTCAATCCCTTTTCGTTGACCGCGACGGCAACAGATACGGCCAAATCCGGCAGTACATCGACATGCAGGACGAGATCAACAAGCGCCGGTCGAAAGGGATCCACCTTATCAACTCGCGGCAGACCATCGGGGAAAAGGGCGCGGTGGCCGATGTCAACGCGGCCAAGCGCGAACTTGCCAAGCCGGACGGTCATGTTGAAATAACGCCAAGCATGAAGTTCGACCTTCTCCCGACCAACGACATGAGCGCCGGTAACTTCCAGATGCTGCAGGAGGCGAAAGCCGAAATTGACGCACAGGGCCCGAACGCTGCACTGGTAGGCGGCGAGAAGCGCGACCTTTCCGGCAGGGCGATACAGGCGCTGCAGGGTGGCAGTAACACGGAGACGGCGATACAGACGGATGGACTCAGAGATTGGGAACACCGCGTTTATCGGCTCATGTGGTACTGCGTCAAGAAGTACTGGACCGCCGAAAAGTGGTTCCGCGTCACCGATGACGAGAACGCGCCGAAGTATGTCGGACTGAACACGCCTTCAACCGCTGGCGAAGAGTTCATCAAGAAGCAGCAGAAGTCGGGGCATCAGCTTGACGAGGAGATGGTGCAGCGGATCATGATGGACCCCGCAGCACAGCAGCCGGTGGTGACGAACAATGTGGCCGAACTGGACGTTGACATCATCCTGGAGGACGTACCGGACACTGTGACGATTCAGCAGGAGCAGTTTGAGAGTCTGACACAGCTATTCCCGACCGTTCCCGAGCAACTCAAGCCTTTGACGCTCGAAATGCTGATTCAGGCGTCAACCCTTCGCAACAAGCAACGCTTTATCGACAAGCTGCAGGGCAAAGGGGAGGAAGAGAAACCGGACCCAATGGCCGAAATGCAACAGCAGATGCAGCAGATCATGATGCGGCTCGAAATCGCAGAGAAACAGGCCAAAATCGCCAAGATCGAGACAAGCGCAATGCTCGACCTTGCTAACGCGGAGGCGGCGGAAATAGGGCAGGATTTGGCAGAATACAACGCCATTGTGCAGGACTTCGAGAGGGTGAATAACCCGCAACCTCAGCAACCGGCACAAGGGGCGCAGCAATGACCATAACGCTCGAAACGCCCGATACGTGGCCGGGGAGCGAATCGCCAACGAACCCGAGCGGCGAGCGGCGCAATGTGCTGACCGTCAACGGGGTGGAGCCGGATAATGACGGCAATGTGGAGGTGCAGACAGCCGGAGATATGCCCGCCGCACTGATCGTCCAGGCGCTTCAAGCCGCATATCCTCGCCTTACGTGGCTCATGTCCGGTAACTCGACCGATGGACAGCCCGACACGGCGACAGCGGCGGCGATTGACGCTTTCATGACCGCAACCGGCGTGGCAAGCGATTACGTCGCCTTCCTCGACCTGGGCGCTGCGGCGGCATCGGCGGGAACGTTGACCATCGCCAACGCCTACTCCGCATCGTCGGCGGATAACGTGGTTCTTGTGCAGTCGCATGGTGCGCTGGTTATTGCCAACGCCTACTCAGGGAGCTTTGCCGACAACATAACACTCTCTAACCCCTCGCTGCTGGTTCTGGCGATTGACGATGCCTACAGCGGCAGTTTTGCCGATGCCGTCACCCTTGTACAATCCCACGGCGTACTAGCCATTGCTGACGCTTACAGTGCGAGCTTTGCCGATGCGGTGACGCTGGCACTCGCTGGCGGGGCCCTGACCATTGCAGATGCTTATTCGGCATCGTCGGCAGATAATGTGGTGCTGACAGCGGGTGTTTCGGCCCCCACTCAGCCGGTAATCAGCGTCACCCCTGGCGACACCACAAACGTGATCGCCCTCATATCGGGCGGCGTCGGCGCTACCTCCTACAACCTCAAATGGGGTACCGTAGCAGGAACCCGCAGCAACACGATAACCAGTGTCACCCTCCCGTACACGCATACGGGGAGGACCAACGGGACCGCGTACTATTACAGCGTCGTGGCTATCAACGGGGCGGGGTCGGTGGAGTCGGCAGAGGTCAGCGGGACACCGGTTGCGGCATCCACCAACTTTTATACCCAAAATTGGGATCTCGCAGCTACCAACGCTACCACTTATGATGGATGGATTAGCGGGACATCTGGAGTCGATGGGATCGCCCACGTGGCCAATACCTTTGCATGGAGTGCCCCTAATAGCTTTGCTTTAGGAGGTGGAGACGGAGCATCGGAGGGAACTGGTTGGCTAGAGCGCACCATGACCATCGCGGCAGGGACTCTTAGTTTCGGCCTTAGACTCGATAGTGGCTCGCCGGAACCGGTGTATGTCAAAGTCTACGTTGACGGCGCTCAAGTGGGCCTAACTGGTGGTTACAGTGCCAATAACTCGAATTACACTATAACCATATCCTCCGGCAGCGTTATTCGGTTCAGCGGAACCAGTCTCGCCGGGGCAATGCACATTGATAACATTTCCATCCCGATACCGTAAGGATATGACATGACAACCATACTCCAAAATGCGGCATCGTGGATTGCATCGATCAATCCGCCCCATCCAGACTATGGCAGCACTACGCAGTCATACATCCAGAGCGTGCATCAGTCGGTTATCGACTTCACTCTGGTAAGCGATCTTTCTGGCAACCCCGTCAACCAATGGCGGGGGTATCGCTACTGGCTAGGCATGACCACTATCGTGCCAGAAAATCCGGTTGTCTACGCCTCAAACGATAATGCCAATTGGACATTACAGTTCTGGATGGATGACGTTAGCTGGTATGACAGCGTAGACGAAATAATTGGACCCGTGGCAGAAGATGCTGAAATCCTCTATGACCCCGTAGGCGACCAGCTCGTATGCTATTGGGTCAGGACGGACGAGACCATAGTGTCTGACTACAACGGCACTGTAACGCCCGGCCCTGGAGTCATGCGGCGCACCTACTCGGCTGCTGGGGTGTTGTCTGCTGCCACATGCGTACTGCCGTGGGAAGGGTTCATCCTGTACTCCAACTCCCCCGCCGTAGTGCGCGAGGATGCCACACACTGGCACATGTTCGGCGTGGTGCAGGATACCACCTACCTCTCTGCTAAAACCGCAGATTATCAGCGAATCACTTATCGTTTTTCGGTGGACGGCATT